AAAAGAGGGTATCCTAACAATCAAATCTAAAAAGGAAGAGAAAGAAGACACCAAAGATGGTGAAGTAATCCATAAAGGTATTGCTAAAAGGTATTTCTCTAAAGCTTTCACAATCGCTGATGATGTTGAAGTCAAAGGTGCAGAATTGAAAGACGGCCTTTTAAAGGTTTCTATGGAAAGGATTGTACCTGAACATAGAAAAGCTAAGACTATTGATATCAAATAGTTTTATCTAAATTTTAGAGAGGAGGGAGGCTTGACTTTCCTCCTCTTTTTATATATATTATGACCATGCGAAAAAAAGAACTAGTACCAAATACAAAATTTTATTTTAGAGAACATAATCCAAATATGTCTGGAGTTGATAAGACAGAATGGGTTAGTAAATCTTCACATGAACTTTTTTTTGAAAAAAAGATTGTTGTATTTGCTGTGCCTGGTCCTTTTACACCAATTTGTTCGGGCTTTCAATTACCACAATTTGAAAAATACTATAACGAATTTAGATTTGAATATGGTTATGATGAAGTCTATTGTTATTCAGTAATAGATTATTTTGTAATGAAAGCTTGGTTTAAAGAACATAATATTAAAAATGTTAAAATGTTACCTGATGGTAACGGTGACTTTGCAAGACTATTAGGAATGTTAGTAAACAAATCTAATATTGGTTATGGTATGAGAGCATGGCGACATGCTTTACTTATTGAACCTGATTTTACAATTAAAAGAATGTTTGCAGAACCTAACATTGAAGACAACTTAGACCACGACCCTTACGGAGAATCATCACCTCAAAATATATTAGAGTATCTAAGAAGAGAAAAAGCAGGTGAGGATTTAAAAGAAGAATGGTTATATTCACTAAATGTATGTGTTGATAGAGAATATGAAATGGTCAAAGCAAAAGAGAGTTATCCTAATCTAGTAAAAGATGATTAATCCAGACTTGACATTTAATATGATTTGGTGTATATTAAGAAAATGCGGATATCGTATAAAAGTATTACAGTGGGTTACCAACTCACAGAACTTGGGGCAGTACCAAGTATCCGCTCCAATTTAATTATGAGAGGAACTATATAATGAACTTATCAAGTGATACTGTTGCAATTCTAAAGAATTTTTCCGACATCAATCAGAATATTCTTGTGAAACCAGGCAACAAACTTCAAACTATCTCTACATTGAAAAACATTTTAGCAGAAGCTGATGTTACAGAGAAGTTTGACCAAGAGTTTGCTATCTATGATTTACCAGAGTTTTTAAGGGCTGTTGATTTATTCGACAAGTCTGAATTAAACTTTAATGGTGGTCAATCGTTAGCAATTAAAGACGCAAACGGAAAACAATCAATTAAATATTATTTTGCAGATAAATCGGTTGTAGTTGCACCAACAAAGTCAATTACAATGCCAGATAAGTATGTTACTTTTGCATTAAAAAAAGATACTTTCGCAAAACTAATGAAAGGTGTTACAACACTAAATCTACCAGACATTGCAGTAAAAGGTGATGGTAAGAATATTAGTATTGTGGCTACAGATAAAAAGACACCATCATCTAACGACTATTCTATTGTAGTTGGTGAAACAGATAAAACTTTCTGTGCATATTACAAGACAGAAAACTTTAAAATGATTCAAGATGATTATGATGTGGCTATTTCTTCCCAAAAAATCTCACATTTCATAAATAGAAATAAACCAATACAATATTGGATTGCTATCGAACCTGATAGTGAATTTTAAATTATGAACAAAGTGAGGATTATATTATGTCAGAATACTTGTGGGTGGAAAAATACCGTCCTAAAAAAATCAGTGAATGTATATTAAGTGAAGACACTAAGAAAACATTTACTGAGTTTCTAAAACAAAAAGAAATACCAAATCTATTATTATCTGGTACACAAGGTACTGGTAAAACTACAGTTGCTCGTGCTTTATGTGAGGAACTTGGTGCAGATTATATTATTATCAATGGTTCGGATGAAGGCCGTCAGATTGATACACTAAGAAACAAGATTAAAAACTTTGCTTCTACCGTATCGTTAACAGAATCATCTAATCATAAAATTGTAATTATTGATGAGGCAGACTATATGAATGCCGAATCAGTGCAACCTGCATTAAGAAATTTCATTGAGACTTTTCATAACAATTGTAGATTTATCTTTACTTGTAATTACAAGAATAAGATTCTACCTGCTTTACATAGTAGGTGTACCGTCATTGACTTTGCTATTAAGAACGGTCAAAAAGTAAAGACAGCACAGGCATTATTAAAAAGGCTAGGCAAAGTCCTTGATGACGAGAATATTGAATACGACAAAAAAGTATTGGCTGAGTTAATTCAGAAATACTATCCAGATTTTCGTAGAACAATTAACGAACTTCAAAGATATTCTGTTAGAGGTAAGATTGACAGTGGTATCTTGTTTAGTTTATCTGAGGCGAATACAAAAGAACTTGTTAAAATCTTAAAAGAAAAAAGATTTAATGACATGCGTAAATGGGTTATTAACAATCTTGACAAAGAGCCATCATCATTGTTTAGTACCATTTATGAACTAATGTATTCAAGTTTAGAATCATCTTCATTACCACAATCAATATTAATTATTGCAGGTTATCAATACAAGTCCGCTTTCGTTGCTGACCAAGAAATTAATATGGTTGCGTGTTTAACTGAAATCATGGCCAATTGTAAATTTAAATAATGTACGAGTTAAAAGATTATTTAAAGGCAATCAATGAAACTAAAGAACCTTTACTAGATTCTACTGATATAATGTGGGAGAAAAAGTATCCTACATTTATTATTAATCGTTGTTTGTCTATGTTCTATGATACAGTAATGCATAGTAATGAAATGAATGGTTTACATTTTCTACCAAAACGTATGCAGTTTCACTATTTTATAAATAGTATTAGAAAAAAGAAGCGATTTGGTGGGAAATGGCTATCACAAAAGAAAGTCAAAGACCTAGAAGTAATAAAAGAGTATTATGGTTACAGTAATCAAAAAGCAAAAGAAGCTCTTAACCTACTTTCAGACGACCAAATTGAAATTATAAAAAATGGCCTGAAAAAAGGTGGGAGAAAAAGATGAGTGAAGAGATTACAAATTGGTCGCCTAGTGATATGCTAGAGGTTACAATCAAGCAACCAGACGACTTCTTAAAGGTTAGAGAAACCTTAACTAGAATTGGTGTAGCAAGTCGTAAAGACAAAACACTATATCAATCGTGTCATATTTTACATAAACAAGGCAAATACTTTATTACACATTTTAAAGAACTGTTTGCTTTAGACGGTAAAAAGTCAACTCTAGTTGACAATGATATTCAAAGAAGAAATACAATCGCATTATTACTACAAGACTGGAATTTAATTGAAGTTGTCAACGCTACTATGGTTGAGAACAAAGCACCATTGAGTCAGATTAAAGTTTTACCATTTAAAGAGAAAAACGAGTGGAACTTGGTTGCTAAATATAATATAGGTAAAAAACCAGAAGAAAGTAACAATGCAAGTCCACAAGTTTAAAGACTATCTAACAGAAGCTAAAGGCGATAAGAAATTCTTACGTCTGTTAATTATTACAGATGAGCCTGAAGAGGCAAAGACTTTTCATACTGCTGATAGATTACAGGAAGAATGTGATAAGTTAGGTTATCCACATTATCTATTTAAACTTACAGGTGGTTATACTACTTTTGAAGACGGCATCCGTAGATTTCATAACAAAGATGATAAAAAAGGTTTTGAAGTTGGCGCTATGACCGTTGCTATTGTTCGTGGTTCTATTACACGAAAGGATAGTTGGATGGACTTTGTATCTATTCTTGAAAGAGCAAATGCAACTCTAGTAAATCCAAGAACTACAATTAATATATGTGCTGACAAATATAGAACAGCATTAAGACTTGCAGATTATGGTTTGACACAACCAAAAACAAAATTAATTAACGACCCCGAAAAATCAAATGAACAAGT